GTTCTAAATTTGTACCAGTATCTTGAATTGATTTTATGCACTTCTGTGCTGCTTCCATTGGTGCAGGTTTGCCCGATTCTTTCAATGTTATAATATACGCTTTCATACTGTAAATCCGTGTGAGGTGTTTAAGTTCTCTTTGTTGAATTTTACAGGACTCGGAGTGACATAATCAATCTTGACATTAAACGAGTTAATAAAAAAATCTGATTGATCAATACCGTGTTCCTTTGCTGCATTTAATAACTTTTTTGCGCCTTTGGGTGAAATCGCATATGCGGCAGTTCCAGGGATCATCTTACTTCCTTTGTAGATATTTTCTTTGTAATATCTCAACGGATAGTCATCTGTCAAAGGCGTGGGAGATATTGTACTACAAGGCGTGTAACCTTTCAAGTGTGGGTGTTCCGCTAATACTGATGGCGGTGAAAATGCATAGTCCAGATTCAAACACAACACCTCATCAACTTCAATAGGTGGACTTGAAACGGCGATCGCATCGTGCTCGACAAAGACCATTGGTTCGTCTTTTTCGATGACCTCTCTCCACAGACGAATCTGATTTGAAAGGCAAGATTTCTTAATAAAATATTTTTCTTCGCCTTTATTTTTCATATCAAATAATCGACCACCCTCAATCAATGGATAGTCATATTCAGATTCATTCAACGTGTCGGGAGTTATACCTTTCCTTGGATATGCCTGCCACCCATACTTCAAGAAAGATGGGTGCGCCTGACGTAATTGTGCCATTGACTTTTCATGCCCGTCGATGTAATGAATATATGTCTTCATCGAGAAAATACCAACAACTCACTCTGCCCCAATCTGGCGATTTCAGTAGATTTATGGGTCAATCCATATTTCTCTGCGAGTTTGACCACTTCGTGTCTCGCGATCTCTAACGGGTCTGATGCCTTTGATCGATTCTCATTACCGATCATAAGTTCCAAAAATAGATACCCACTATCATTGAGTTGCCCCGACCAAGTTCCCATGCACTTGTCGGGATCGTATGAATGATCGAAGGAGTTACTATAAACAATATCGCATCTACCGACAAACTCAGGCAATTCTTCATGAAAGTCGTGCTCGATAGTCATAGGAAACTGTTTTGCAGTTTCACTAATCTCAGTCCCCATGATTTTTGCTTCGGGATATAACGCTGTAAGATATTTCTGTTCCTTTGCGTTCCGAGTGCCATGACAAAGGATCATATCTGCCTTCGGTTTGAAGACTTTTAACAAATCGATAGTTTCCTTCCTAACCCAAACATTATTGATCTTACGTTTGTTTGCTTCGGTCTGCGCATCAACATATTCTTCATAAGACGAATATTCATATATTTTCATTTATTATTTCCTTAATGCCACTGTCGATATCATAAAGTATTTCGACTTATCTTCTTTTGTTTGTGCAATCATCATGAATTGGTCACTGCTACGATCGTTCGGAAAATCTATAACATGTTTTATCATGCTGGCATTACCCGCCCGATGATTTAAGACGACTTCACTGAACCCCGCATTCTCTCCTAACACTTCTAAACCTTCGGGTGTGAATCTATAGAAGTCACCTGGCCAATCGTGTATCTGATAAAAAAACGGTGAAGACAAAACACAAACACCGCCCTTGCGCAAAACTCGATATGCTTCATCAACACACAACCAAGGACGCCGACAATGTTCTAGAACCTGATTCATTACTACGCAATCAAAGGTATTGTCCTCAAAGGGCAGGTCCTCTGCGTCCACCTCGGGGAACTCCGTTGTGGTAATATTTTTAAAAAATGAATGAAACTCTTTCGTTTGGCCACTAATTTCTAGCAGATCTTTTTTGGGAAAATCTTGTGTTGAGAAAAACTCATTCATTTTCCTCATATACTCTAGTCGAGTTGCTTTCATATTTCTTTCATCAATCGTTCAACATCTTCACCAGCATTGGGCAGTTTGTCTTTCAGGAAAAAGTGCACGAAGTGCGCCTCCTCAATTTTGCCTTCTTGCAATGCAGTGTAAAGACCGTTCCATTTCCAATCCATTTTTTTGGTCGGTACATGATGCGACCGAATCCAATAATTCAATAACGTTTGATCGGTGCTCCATTTCCACGCACCCTTACCGTCGATGAAATCTTTAAATTGGTGTTGCGTTAGGAATTCTTTTGCAGACATACCGTGTAGGTGCTGTGCAAACTTTTCGCAATTAAGCAGAATCAATCCCATGTTCATAAATTCCCACCCAAGGTGGTGATCATATCGCCATTCCGTGTCAGGCATTTTGTTACCCATGCTCATGTATTGCATATGAGAATAGTTTTTGATCTTTTGCATATATGGAGCATTGATTGGCATATCCATTTCAACGACAGCACCAAAGGCATGATCTGTACCAAAATCCTCAAATATATTAGGGGCGGTTGGTCGAATGTAAATGTCGGCATCCACGATGGCGATCTGATCGTATTGATCTACTAGATCAAATGCGTTTTCTTTTTCGTAGATGGGGAGAAACCCACCGTGTTTCTCGTATGATTCTTTACTTCGGTTGGTGGTAAATGGATCGGGTTTGATTCGGAGTTTGGCAGTTTTCAGAACTATGTGTTCAAACCCATATTTTTCGCAGTAGTCTGCCACTGACTGTATGCAGTGTGCGTAGAGTCTAGACTTTTTTGCCTCACCCAAACAGACTTGATAGATTAGTCGTTTCATAAATTAGATATCCATTGATTAACAATATTATACCTGTCCAAGCAATATAGGTCAATCATTTCCTCGCAATCATTATAATTGTCACATATACTTAGTAGCAGTTTTTTGTCACTGATTTCCATACAAGAGGGAGAGTGCACTCTTGTTATCGGTCTATCTGAAACTATCATGCAAGGTTTTTGCCAATTGTTTGCAAAATAGTACCACATGCCAGCATAACCAATAGTTGAAGAACAAGTGTTGATATGATACATCGCTTCTCGGATAGGTGTTCTGTAAGAAATTTCAACTACAACAAATCCGTTGTTTTTGAGTCGTTGAATTATTAGGTCCCAATCTGTGTCATTAATCCTTTCTTTGCGCCTGTCGGGCAACCGATCTGAATTGAACTTTGATCTCCAAATTACGACCTTTTTGTCAACTTTCGGCAACTTCAGATCTGGATTGAACTTCCACCAGTTACTTTGTCGAGTTTTGCGGAATGCTGGGTCAGGTCCGTGAAGCAATCTGCTGGAAGAATCTAGTATGTCCTTCTTGCTTGAGTTTAAATAGTGAACAATCTCAACAGAGTCAGGTCGATCATAAAAATTTTTCAAATAGTCAACTTGCTCAATTATATTCTCAACATCATCATATGAGTAAAGATAATTTCTATCCCATTTCCAATGATAGTCTATCGTTATTTTTTCAGAAAGGACTTTTGCCGTGTTGTGAGCAATATTAAGTGCCCAACAAGCATCACCGATACCGTATTTCCCTTGCATCGGTATTCTATTATTTGTCGGAGTTACTTTACGAACAGTTTCCCGATCAATGAGAGATGGTAGTTCCAGCTTCATCTTGTACAAGTTGCATAGCAATCATCTCACTATCGCAATAATCATGTTTGTTTGACAGGTCCATTATTTCACCGTCGACATTATACTTTATAGTTTTTGATGTCGACGATTCTATGAGTTTTTTCGCAAACTTTGTGGATAAAATGTATCCAGCAGCGGGAGAAACTCTACCAAATGCACCTTTACGAATTATCTTCTTGCTGATAGATTTTGTAAAGAAATGCACTTCATCATATTCGAGGGGGAGTCGATCGTACAGATAACAATCGTGTTCAATGACAACAATCGTTTCATTCAAATCTATACATTTTTTCCAAAGGTAGTAATGACTATACCATATGCTCTTTTCGGTCAATGTAAAATTCTTCACATTTCGTTTTAGACCAAAGTTTAGTCCGCTACATTTGTCAAGAGTTTTGGGCGTTATTGCCTCAAAATGGTTCACATGATATCCGAATGATTCCCAAGTTTTTCTACATGTATTGGCATAATACTGAGAGATTGGGTTATCACTCATAGATATCATGTAAACGTTCACTATCCCACCTTGCGTATTTTTTTATACTTTCCTTCTTTTACGAAGTTTTTGTGTTTGTTACGCTTTTTGTTTCTAGGGTCATGGCGGGAATACTTTGCCATTTCAAACTGCCTCCATCCTCGTCATAAGGCGTTCTGCTCGATTAGTGACCTGACGATACCAAAGTGAGTCACGTCCTTCAACAGCAGCACGTTTCCAATCACCTGCCTCAATGGCAGCATTAAAGTTTTTAAATTTACTGAGTCGAGTCCGACCCATGTTGAACATCATATTAACCAAGATCTGCTGGACCTCATCGGGTAGGTCTCCAAAGTTCCCTTTGCCGTATAATTGCTCACACTCTCCGATGGCGAGATCGAGGTCGTAGTCGAAACACTCCTTAACTCTTTCTTCCGAGATTCGAGTACCAATTGGTTGTCCGTGCTCTGGGTCACTTTCGAGGACAAGGTGACCAACTCCAAACGTGGCGTAACCGAGGTGATCGTTGTAGATTTCATATTCTACTCCTTCGTCGATCTTAAGTTGTTCGTAAACTGCTTCTCTGTTCATGTATTTTCTCCGCGAAATACTTTGTTACTATTTAGTGCGGTATTAAAAATATTGTCCTCACCGCATAAGGAATCAAAATGTGCCAAGTCTTTTGGAAAGCACTTGCCACCAAAACCAAACTTACCATCTGGACCAGGGACGTCCCAATGAGTATTGCCCAAACAACCTTCCATCTTAAACATTGATGCCAAATTATCATAATCAACTTTGTACTGATCACAAACCTGTTTAAACTCGTTTGCCATAGTAACTTTGACTGCCAGTGCGGCGTTTCTTACCAACTTAAACATCATCGCAGTTTTTTGGTCAACAATGACTACGGTTTTCCCTGGAAAACATTTGCTCAAATCTTCTTGCACTTCTCCACCAAGGATCACAAAGTCAATTTTCTCAACGTCTTCTCTCCAACTCAGTTCTCTCAAAAATTCTGGCATCATGATCGCCTTAGGAAACAGGTCAGCTTGATCGGGTCCAATTGTGCTTCTTATGATTGGGACCAATCCTTTCTCAAGAACCATATCATAGGTTTCTTGCAAAATTGTCAAATCCAACGTGCCGTCTTTTTCAGGGGTCGGGACGCAAAGGAATGCATACTTTAATTTTTTCCAGTCCTTTACTTCTTTCCCTTGATCCGGATCATGAATTTCAATTTTACCAAGATTTCCGCAGATATCCAGAAGGTACTCTGTGCCGTGCCCGACAAATCCATAACCAACAATAACAAACATTACAATCTCCTATGGTAGTTTGTTGTCCTCAAACATTTCCTTTGTCATAATATAATCTCGAACGAACGAACTTCGTACAATATCATCCCATCCAAAATTTATTATACTAAAATCTTTCATGTATTCAACTATGCTTAGAAATTTTATAATCCCGTCTTTATCAGACTGAGATTTGAAATCTGATTGCCTGTAGTCTCCGCTGAATATGATTCTGGTGTCTAGACCTACTCTAGTTATAACAGAATCTAACTCGTGGAAAGTTAGGTTCTGCACTTCATCAACAATGATGATACAGTTATCAAACGTAGTTCCACGAATAAATGAAGTTGAGCAGAACTCAAGTTGCCCCCACTTAACGAGTGAGTTGTACGCCTCATCACGATCAAATAACTCGGAGCAAATTGCTCTATAGGGTGCAATGTATGGGTCGATTTTTTCTTCTAAGGTTCCAGGTAAAAACCCAATCTCTCTCGTAGGTACAACAGAACGTACAATCTTAATGTTGTCCCAAGGAGTGGATTTGTCTAGCATTGATTCTAGGGCGAGATACAAGGCGGTAAATGTTTTGCCCGTTCCCGCACTGCCTGTCATAATAAGATGATTGCCTTCCTCTTTCCAACCGTCATATGCCAGTTTCTGATTCTTGGTCATCGGTTCAAACGTGAGGAGTTCATCAATCCTCACTTTCTTGAGCGGATTAGTATTTCTCATAGGTTGATGGTGTTATTCCGACCCGAACCTTTTTTGATAGACTTGAGCACGTCTTTCCAACCATCTGAAGTTTTTGAGATAGTGGATCCGTGTTGTGAAACGAGTTTAGGTGCCGCAGTGTGAACCTGCGACCACCCTTCTTCTTTCATTTGCTCCATCGTTGCGATGGAAACAATTACTTCTTTTTCTTCGCCGGTGTCGACGTTGCGCATTAAATATGTTGGCATTCTTTTTTCTCTTCCCATAAAACGAAGCGCCCCGAAGGGCGCTACGAGATATGGATCACCTTCCTTAATGGGTTGTTAGTTCTTCGGTCATTTCCTTAATATGTTGATTAAGGTACTCTTGTTTTACCAGAAGTTTGTATGCTAAATCTTTTTGCCCCCTTTTGTTCAATTTATGAATATGGTTTTGCAGCTCATGGGCGTCTTTTCGCAGACGGTCAATATGAGCACTATGCATATACTCCCTCCGTTATTGAAAAATTAACATTAATTCGGAATTAAGTTTGGATAAGCCTCCTGTACCAGTTTTTTTGTTAGACCTTTATATGGACGCTTGTTGATCATGTCAACAAGTATCTCTGCATCACGAGGATGCACAGATTCGAGGATGCCGATGAAGATATTTTCTCTCCTCACCTGCATGAGATCGTCTCCCTTCAGTCCCTTGACAATGTATGCCAACTGTCGATTTTCTCTTAGCCAAGATGAAGGGTGTGATTCTTCCTTCGCTGGTTCATATGGGGGTACACCAGTTGGAAGATTGAAGACCACTCGCTCGTCAAAGACGCACTGTAAGTAGTCTGTTAAGGAAGGTGTTTGGTGTTCTTGCAACACCGATATTTTATCTTTACGACTGCTTTTTTTACTCAGCAAGTCTAGCACCTCATATAATTCTAATCTTCGATTATTTGACAATTCCGAATTAATCATCTAATAAACTCCTCAATACATTCAATAAGCAACTTACATTTTTTATCAACTAGGAATGGGAACACTTTTCCTGAATTGTTCCACGGATCCTGATTTATGTAATTATTTATAATTTTTTCACTTACCACTTTTGGTGTTTGTGTGAGATCAATCAGAGTTTTATTCCTTTGATAATTCCTTTTTTGATCTTCGGTGAGGACATCACTTAGATCGCTCTCGTCAGAGGAAAGGACCGCCTCGATAAATTTTTTCCTTACTGGAGTCTGTCGAAGACCCGTAACGAAACAATCATCAGCGGATAGTACATTGGGTATACCATCACTTGCATCACCCTTCAGGATGTGCTCCGCTAGGAATTTTCGCGGGGCAGGTTCCTTGATGTAGTTCTTTTTCATAGGACTAAATTGCGCCACATTCTCGTGAACTTGAAGTTGCGCAAAGTCCTTATCCGAAGAAA